GCCGCCTTGGACTGAGGCGGCCTTTTGGAAGAAACCAAAACCTTCCATCCAAAGTGCGTAACTTGTACTATTGCCAGTGCCGTATTGGCCCCACATTTTTGCACATTTGGGCTCCGCAGCGTCTTCATCTGCCGAATAGTTGTAGATATCAAGGCTCATAAAATTTGACATATTGGAGTGACCCAATGGAGGTCTTATGAAAGCTTCTCTAGCGCCTGTGTTACTTTGATAATTGCCAGTAGACCAGCCTTTACCCCAGTACTGCCCCTTCATTCCATCCCACTGACCATCAGAAGGCTGTGTTTGGCTAACGTTGCCGTTGACTGTAATATATGCAGGAGCATTCCACCAAGTACTCTGCTGAGACATAGTGAAATCAATATGAAGATGTCTATGAGTCTGAGGAATACCGTAGATATACATGGTGCCGCTATAGTCACCTCCTGCGAAGTGCTTATAGCTATCTGTATACTCATAGCCAGCACCGCCCATCAGTCCGCCGTTCGTCCAAGTAGAAACAGCAGTACCAGGCCAAGCTCTAGGCGTTTCTGTCCTACCCTTAAATTTACTGACAGACTGACCTGGGTTAGTTCTAAATTGATTAAACGACATACAAACCTCTAACTAGGCTGTGATTTGATTTACATAACCAAAAATATTGATCCCATAAGGAGCAAACGCTCTAACAACAAGAGCCGCACCAGCATTACCTTTAAGAATAATGCCAGGAGCGACTAACGTAAGACCAGCCTCAGTAGTTATTGTTTGCTCAATAATGTCACCTACAGCAACACCGCCCCACTCAACAGTCAGCTTTACATCAACACTGTTATGGCACATTGCATACAACCAAATCTCGTCAATGGTCGTAGCAGTAGCACTACCAGTATGAATCAAAGTACCTGGAGTAGCAGTTGCAGCTACCGCAATAGCTTTACCATCAGTACTTCCTGATAAAATGGTTTTTGAATATGTAGCCACAATAGCTCCTTAACTAAAAACTTGGACTTGAAGAATAGATGTACCTGGCTTAGCTTGAACGAACGCAGTTGTCGCCAACTGCGTCGTGTTGGTGCCAGCCAAAGCCGTAGGCGCTGCGGGAGTTCCAGTAAATGTAGGTGACGCCAATGGAGCGGTGCCGCTTGGGAGTGACGAGTACGCCAACGCCGTCCAAGCCGTAACGGCATCCCCGATCTTGTACCGGTTGGTTCCATCAGTTTCTAAGCCCCACTCACCGTTTGCCAAAGTTGGATTATTTATGTTCCAGTTAGCGGCAGTGTCTCGCCTCATTTGAATGATTACAGCCATAATTGCTCCTACTGAGGTCCTGAATCTCCGCCATCAAGATTGACGACCGTAAATGTTGAATTTGATAAACCGCCATCGATGTTCGCAGTGGTTAAACCGCGTGGGCCGACTAAACCCCCATAGGCAAGAGAAGCCCATGCCGTTGAGCCATTACCGATTTTGAACTGGCCTGCGGCTTCGCCCCCACCAGCATCAGTCTGCAAAGCGAACTCTCCTGAAGCCATCACAGGATTAGCTGCAACCCACTCAGCGTAGGTCCCTCGACGAAATTGAATTTGTAGAGCCATTTAAGTTACCCCTCCAGCATCGACAGGGGAAATCCCACCATAAGTTGAATCTGCCGCCCCACCATTCAGCAGCCCATTAGATGTTCCTTGCGGCCCAGGACCACCTGGACCACCTGGACCTCCTGGAGGCCCTGGAGGCCCGCCAGCCGGTCCAACCGGTCCTGTCGAACCAGTATTGCCTTGAGGTCCCTGATTTCCTTGAGGTCCGATGACCCCCTGAACGCCTGGAAAACCCTGAAGTCCCTGCGACCCCTGCGGCCCAACCAGATCAAAGCCAACTGGCCAAGCCCCCACAACCTTCGGACCGAAAAAATATTTAGTCGTAAGGTTAAAAAAGAAATCGCCGTTACTTCCGCTACCAGCAACAGGATCAACAGCACCTGAAAGAATAGTGTTGCCCTGGATCCCTTGACTACCTGGTGCGCCGTTCGGTCCAGCAGCTCCCTGAGCACCAGGACCACCAGCAGCTCCAGCTCCAGCTAACTCCTGCCAATAAGCAGTATTAGCTGGCGTCTGCCCAGTGTTACTCTGTCGAGCAACCCAAGAAGCCGAATTGTATGAAACCACATCGCCAGTAGCGTAAGCAGTACCCGAGGACCAAACGCCTTCATACGTTAAGCCACCAGCGAAACTGATTAAACGAGTTCCGCCGCCCAGCTCATTAACATACGTTGTTCCAGTCGGCATTATTCGACCTTCCCTAAACGTTCATCCAAATCTTGAACAGCTTTCACAAGCAGAGACAACATGCTTTTGTCTCGGTAAACAATCGGGTCCCCATGCTCATCGTAAAGAGTCGCATCAGGAGCTGCCTCATGCACTTCCTCAGCTATAAAGCCAAGCTCAGGGATCTGCGTCTCATAGTCAACACCAGAATTAGTGGTAACTTCTTCATTCCAATTAAAACGCCTTGGTCGTAAACCCTTCAGCTTCGACCAAGCAGACGAGACCTCCAAATCTTCAACATCTTCCTTGAAACGAATAGAAGATGATTGAATTCCTAGCTGATGCAAACCGGTGGTAGTGATCACCGCGTTCGTTCCAATAAGACTTGGCCAACCTTGTTGAGCGTGCATCGAAAGCACACCAGCAGACTGAGCAACAATCAGATGAGGAGTGTCGTTGTGAACAAATCTGAAACCAGGACCGATGCCAGTGCCACCAATAAAGATGGCGTCATTCCACTCTAAATAATCCTCATTCGTTGTGTAGTCGTTGCCCATATAGATTTTGGCCGAATCAAGTCGAGTTTGTACTCGCAACGAACCAGAAATATCGGCGTTCCCACGAACATTCAAAGACTGCACATTTATGCGAGTTCCCGAACCCAGCTCATACTGCCCAGCCCCAGTGCCTTCAGTACGCCAAGCTTTCGTATCGTCGTTGTATGCAGTCCATCCAATGATGTCCCCATCCACATAGATCGACCCTGAATTTACAATCCTATATTCGGCCCGAACACTTCGATTCGTGCCAGCTACGCCGCCGTGACTGTTCGTATTATAAACGCTTCTTTGGCTAGGAGCAGGAGGGAAAGTGCTAGGTGTAGCCGTCTTAAACCCAACTTTTTCGTGTGTTAAAGTTTTGTCAACAAACAGAACATCGGTACTTACAGCAAGATTGCCGCTAACATTCAAAGCACCAGTAACGGTGCCTCCAGCGAGCTGCAAAACACCTGGATAAGTTGCTTCCTGACCAGCAACACCCTCCAACCATGCCTTCGTGTAGCTCCAATTCTGGTTAAAGTCATTAGCAATAATTGCGTCGCCCGCCGTAGCGCTTTTTGGATTTGCAAAAGTAACCATTTGTTATCTCAGTCTCCTCGGCAAATAAGTAAAAGCCATGGCGTTGATCTCCCATGCGTCATTGCTAGTTGGCCCTTCGATCTCTATAGAGATAGCTTTAGCTGTCCCAAGTGTCGGCAAACGCTGAATCTGAGTCACGTTTTGAGCCAATTCAGCAGCCCACAAAGAAGTATCCCAAATGCCTGTGCCCCCAACAGGAACGACATTAGGAGGCGTGCCTGTCTGAGAAGAAGCCCAAGTCGCCGACGTGTCAGTCGTAACGACACCAAACGGCATCTGTTTCGTCCAGTTCGCACGGTCATAATCTGTATAAAGATTCGCCGTTAAAGCAACAGTAGAATCCGAACTCGTAATCATTCTTGGTTTGCCCCACCGTTTACGAACAATCGGGTTTTTCCCTGTCAACCAGGTGGACGAGTACGAAGAAGAAATATGACTTACCGCCGCTGGATCGTACAAATCCGATTCCCGATCTTGCTCAAGCAAAACCACTCGGCCAGTGTTAGCTGTAGCTTTGGTTGCTCCCATCAAAGTATGCAAAGCATTAGGTGGCATAAACGTCAACAAGACGCTCACATCAATATCTGTCATCGTCCAAGCGCCACCCTGCCCCAACGATGGATCATAAATTAATGTACGGCGGCTTGGAGTACCCGCAGAATCCGACCAATCGACCGAAACATAAAGACGGTTGTTGAACCAAGCCAGTTGCGGAGGCGTCAAGAATTGAAGCCGACCATCATCAATAGCTGGCTGCAATTTCTCAAAGATCCAAACGAATTGGGAACCGTCGTAAAGCCACACGCCTTGACGGTCGTGCCAGAAATACACTCCATAAGGGGTAGAAGTTGGCGAAGATTTCGATACTGAACCAGCGTCTTGAGTTAATGAAACGAGTTGGAACGACTCAGTTCCAAAACCGTATAGCGCATGAACAGAGTTCGTTTTGAAAATTAGAAGCCGATCACCAAAAGGAACCAAAGCAGATATTTCATCGCCTCGCTCCCCAACATTGACATCGACATAATCGGTCGAAGTCCATTTTTCAGGCTCATTGGCGTTACTCCAACGTACTCGGTTCCTTAAATAGCTTCCGCCCTCAAACGTCAACCCCGCCCAAGCAAAATTTGCGTGAAAAGTTGAGTACTGACAAATAGGAAAGTTCCCAGCAGACCCATCCATATTCTGAGAAAGATTCGTTCCTGTTGTCCCATCGTAAGAAAACGAAGAAGCCGTACCCGAAACGCCATAAAACTTGTTGTTCATGGTCATGCCGTACAGCCGGTCATTATTGCCGACCGAAACACCAGCAATCTGAGCAAAATTTGTGGTTTGCGACTGCACAACAGTCGTCCCATGGCTAGCGATAACTCTCGTCGGGTTACTATCAGGGGTGAACGAGCACAACCCTGTAACGTTTTGGGTCAGAGCAGTCGTATTTCGATGCTTGACACCTCGACGCATCTTGATGCCACCTCTAGGATCAACATCAACGTTGAGCATCGAAGGAGATTCGTTGTTGGCAAGATTGAACTGGTCCGAACGCAAGTT